CGTCGGCGGCGATCTACTCGAGCTGCTGCCCGTCGACATCGAAAGCGTGTCGCTCGACCTGACGAAGGCCGAGCCGTTCTACCGCACGCGCCAGTACGGCGACGTGCCAATGCAGTCGATGCTGCACCTCCGTGCCGTCGGCCTCGACGGGCTTTGGGGCGAAAGTCCGGTGCGGCTCTGCCGAACCTCGCTCCAGGTGCTCGCCGCTCAGGAACAGGCGCAGCTGGAGGTGATGAAGAACGCTGGCAACCCAAAGATCGCCATCGTGCACCCTGGGCCGATGGGGTTGCCGGCGCGGCAGATGGTCATGGAGGACTATCTCAAGCACCACGCCGGCGCCGAGAACGCAGGCAAGCCGCTTGTTCTCGCCGAGGGTATGCGCGTCGAGCGCATCTCGAGCACGCTTGACGATGCGGGCATCTCTGCCGCTCGACGCTACAGCGTCGAGGATGTCGCGCGCATCTATGGCGTGCCGACGTCCTACTTGTCAGAGCACTCAAGCAGTTCCTACGGCTCCATGGAGTGGCTGTCGCGCATGTACCTCGACGGCTGTCTCGCGCACTGGTTCGCCGCGTGGTCGGCCGAGATCACCGCGAAGCTCGCGCCGTTCGCCGATCTGCACTTCGACGCCGATCTGATTTCGCGTCCGTCGCTCGCCGAGCAGATGGCCGCACTGCGAACTGGCGTCGAGTCGGGCGTCATCACGCGCAACGAGGCGCGCGAATGGCTCGACCTCGACCCGCTGCCCGGCCTCGATGAGCCGATCGTCGCAAAGAACATGGGCACGGGTGGCGGCACCACGAACGTCGGCACTGACACCAGTGAAGGGAGCGTCAATGACTTCACTTGAACGCCGCACCATCGCCATCGAGAAGCCCGTCGGCCGCACGCTGTCGGGCCTTGCCATTCCATACGGCAAGTGGTCGCGCGAGATCAGCGAGCCCTTCGCGCCGCAGTTCCGCGAGAAGATCGCGCGTGGCGCGTTTGGCGACCTCGGCGGCGCAGACATCAAGCTGCTTTGGAACCACAACCCGGGCGCACTTCTCGCGCGCACGCGCAGCGGCACCATGCAGCTGACCGACACCGCCGCCGGCCTGCGGTTCAGCGCCGACATCGCCGACACCAGCATCGGCCGCGACGTGCGCGAGCTGATCGCACGCGGGGATCTGAGCGGAGAAATGTCGTTTGGGTTCTATGTCGACCGCGACGAATGGAACCCGCGACGCACCGAACGCACCGTGACCGCCGCTCGACTTGTCGAGTTGAGCGTCGTGGTCGACGCTGCATACGGCGACAAGACAAACTCCAGCTTGCGGCGCGTGTCCGCGGCATTCACGGAAGCCGCCCGTCTGCGGCTGGAAATCCACAAGCACAGGATGACCGATCATGTCTGACCATTTCGACAACCTTGAGAACACCGTCCACGAGTACCGCAAGACGCTCGACGCATTCGCGTCGCGCACTGGCGCGAAGACCCACCACGTCGAGATCCGAGGCAGCGGCGAGGAGCGCGAGAAGATCGCCCGCATCGACGCCGACCTCGACATCGTCGAGCGCCAGGCGCAGGATCGCGCTGCGCTTCGAGCGGCCAATGAGCGGATCGCGCAGCTCGAGGCCGAGCGCGCGCAGCCGCAGTTCCGCGCTGCGCTTCCCGCAAAGCGTGAGGCGGGCCATGACTTGGCCTCGCCCGAGTACGCGCGTCGCTGGCTCAATGCTGTCGCGCGCGGTGACGTCGCCGAGATGCGCGATATGTCGACCAGCAGCACTGGCGCCGGCATTCCGACCGACATGGAGCGCCGGATCGTCGAGAAGATGTATCAGGCGAACGTGCTTCGCAGCATCGCGCCTGTCAGCAGCATCGACTCCAAGCGCACCATCACTGTCGAGGGAACCTTGCCGACGTCGGCTCTGGTCGCCGAGTCGGTCACTGGAACCCCGGGAACCATCACGGCGAGCGACGTGGCCTTTGGTACGGCCATCTCCGTCGTGCCTTACAAGTACGTCTGCGCGACCAAGATGAGCCAGGAATTCATCGAGGACGCGATCGGGCAGGGCGGGATCGGAAGCGGACTCGACTGGGTCGCCTCGCGCATCGGCCTTTCGCTTGCGCTCAAGATGGAGGATGCGTACACCACAGGGTCAGGCAGCTCGCAGCCTGAAGGCATCGCAGGCAGCAGCGCTAACACCAAGCTTGCGGGGCTTTCGCAGGTCACCGACCTCTCCGGTAACGCGATCACCACGATCAGCGCCGACAACGTGATCGACACCGTGCACCTGGTTGCGCCGCAGTACCGCAACTCGCCGCGTTTCCGCTGGCTCGTTTCCGACACCTTCGTGCGCGTCGCGCGCAAGCTCAAGAACAGTGTCACCACCAGCGGCGCCACGGAATACATCTGGACGCAGGCGCCGGCCAACTCGCAGACGATGGTCGGCGGCGCGCCGGGCCTCCTCTACGGCGTGCCGTACTCGGTCGGCCAGTACGTGCCGACGGCCACGACCAACAACAACGTCTTCGCCGTTGTCGGCGACTTCAACTACTTCGAGATCTTCGACCGCACGGGCATGACGTCGCTCGTCGATCCGTACAGCGCGGCCTCGACTCATCAAGTGACGCTCTACACCTACGCGCGCACCGATTCGCGCATCATGAACGCATCGGCGTTCGCCGCGATCACCTGCTGATCCTTTCTTCTCCCCACTCCCCTGCACGGGAAACCGTGCAGGGGGGTTTATGGCAGTTTCCCTCGCGACCGTGAAGACGGCGCTCAAGATCGACTACACCGACGATGACGCCGAGCTCACCCGGCTCATCGGTGTCGCCACGTCGTGGGTCGAGTACTACACGGGCATCAAGCTCACGCAGGCGACGCGCACGATGTATCTGCGCGAGTTCGCGCGCACCGCGTTCGCCGACTACCCGTACGTCAGCACGACGAGCGTGACGTACACCAACCCGGCCGGGGCCGTGCAGACGATGGTCGCGGGCACCGACTACTGGGTCGACCTGTCGGGCGACATCAAGGCGCTTGAGTTCATCAACAGCCCGGCAATCAAGGAAGGCACGCTCATCACGGTCACGTACGTCGCCGGCTATTCGACCGAGCCGAACGAGGTTGTACAAGCGATCATCAGCCTCGTCGGCCTGTACTACAACAATCCCGAGGCCGCGCAGCCGGTCGGACTCACGACCGTGCCGCTCGGCGGCCAGTTCATGCTTGAGCACCTCCGAATCCGGGGAACGTTCCGATGATCTCGTCGGGCCTGACCCGTTTCCGGCTGAACGTCTTGCGCGCGTCGGCGAACACTCCCGACACCTACGGACGCCGCCTTTCAACCTTCGCCAACGTCGGCACCATCGTCGCCGACGTGCGCGAGTCCATGCCCGTCGAGCAGTCCTACGGCGACGGCGTCGCGTCGGTCGGCTCGTTCGAGGTGCGGACGCGCTGGCCGAACGTCGGACGCCTTACGATCACGGCCATCGACCGTCTTCTGTACAAGGGGCGCACCCTCCGCATCAACGGCATCCGGAACCTCGACCAAGCGAACCGAGTCGCCGTGATCGACTGCACGGAGGTCGTCTGATGAGCGCGACCAGTCTACAGGTCGATCTGATAGCCGCGCTTGATGGGGCGACTACCGCGTCTCGCCGGATCTACTACGGCACCCGGTTGCAGACGTCGACGCTCCCGGCGATCACGTTAGAGGTCGTTGACGGCGCTCGGATCGCGCTCGGAGCTCAGAACACGCTTTGCGCGTACACCGTGACGTTCAACGCGGTCGCGGACACAGCCTCGGCGGCCGCCGTGCTCGACGCCGAGATCCGAACGCACCTTCCGAGCGTCGTCGGATTCACCTTCGTGTGCACTCAGTTCGGAACCACGCAGGAACCGCAGCCCGAGACGGGCGATGAGGCGGGCCTGTACATCGTGACCAGCGTCTACACGTTCTATCAGGACGGGCCGTAAACATGCCATCACCAACCACCGCAGCAAGCGTAAAGTTCGGGGCTACGACCGTGGTCGACGTTGCGTCGGCGACCGTCAGCCTCGCGCGCAATCAGATCGACATCACCGCCGTCGGCGACACCCACCGCCACACGTCGCAGGGTTTCCTCACGGGCACCGTGCAGCTCGAGGTGTTCTACGAGTCGGGATCATCGAATGCGGCGATCCTGACGAACATTGAAGCCGGCAGCGTCATCGCCGACGTCGAGGTGGTGTGGGCATCCGGCTACAGCATCAAGGGCAACGCCTTCGTGGTCGATGCCGCGCTGTCGGTTGCGCCGAACGACATCGCCCGCCTGACCGCCACGCTTCAGTTCTCGCAGAACGCGATCACGGTGACCGAATGAGCCTGATTGAATCGTTCCTTGCCCGCCCGGTCGCCGTGGAGTTCGACGGCCGGACGATCCACCTGAAGCGGCCGACCGTGGCGCACCTCATCGCCGCGCAGGACGCGGAGAGCCGCGGCGAGTTCATGCCCGCCTGGTACGTGCTGAACCACGTCGTGACGGCCGCGGGCACGCCGGAGTTCGGGAGCATGGATCTCGTCAAGGAGCTCAGCGCGCCGCTCGTGCTGCGCCTCGCGCGCATCATCGAGCCGCTGTACGTCGAAGGCTTGGACTTGCCAGCGCCGCACGCGAAATCCTGAGTGCGGCCGAGATAGAGGTGCGGATGGACACCCCGCTGTCGGTGTTCCTAGCCCTGAAGTCACACAAGGCAATGTCCCATGACATCGTTCGCCGGATCAAGCTTCAAGGGTAAAACCTTCGCCGTCGGCTGCGAGATCGACGAGCAGGCGATTCGTCGGCTGAACAGCCGGCTGCTCGAACTGGAGCAGAAGGACGCTCGCAACGCGATGCGCCGCGGCTTCGGCAAGTGGGGCCGCGCGACGAAGAAGGTGCTTGAGGCAAACGCGCCGTTCGGCAAGACGTCGGCCGTCGAGCGCGTGCGCGGTGCGGTGCGCCCCAACGTGCATCTCAAGTGGAACGTCATCACCAAGGTCAAGGGGTACAGCAAGGGGCTGGTGACGTGGATCGGCGTCGGCGTCAAGCGCGTCGACGGTTCCTACCTGACGCCGCACTGGTACCACGGATGGCTTGAGAACGGCCACGCGATCAAGCGCGCCACGACGGTCGCCGAGCGCATCCTTCTCAAGCAGCGCGGAGAGCGCGGCAAGGCGCTGAACGTGCGCACCATCGGATTCAGCCGGCCGCGCAACTGGATCAGGAAGTGGCGCACGGTGCTTACGGCCACGGCGCTCCAGTACGTCGAGCCCGAGGTTGACAAGGCCGTGAAGGCGGTGCAGCGTGGCTAAGGTTTCAAGGATCAACATCGCCATCACGGGCGACTCAAAGGGCCTTCAGGCGGCGACCGACTCGGCGCGCCGGGAGCTGAACCGGCTCAACGCCGCGGCCGAGCAGACGAGCAAGCGCCTCAAGACCTTTGGCGAGTCGGCAATGCGCGTGCAGGGCGTTGCCGGCCAGTTCGGACTAAGGGGCACCGGGCTCGGCGCGGTCGGCGGCCTCGCGCAGCTCGGCGCGATGGGCGGCATGGGCCTCGGCCTCGGCGCATTCGGCCTTGCAGCCGGCGCGGCGTCGCTTGGCGTCAGCGCCGTGCAGGGCCTTCCCGACGTCCGGCGTCGAGCCATTTCCGCCCTTGAGGAAACGCGCACGGATCAGCGCCGCCGCATCGAGGATATGGGCATCAGCCGGCAGCTTGCCGAGGCGATTGCCGCGCGCGCGCCGACTACTGGCGTCGGCGCAAGCGTCGGCCTCATGGAATCGTTCCAGCAAGGCCTTGCCTCGCAGGGCGGAAGCCTGTCCGAGTTCATGATCAACGAGATGCCGAAGGCCATCGCCACCGAACTTGGAGCGCTAATCGGTGGCGCATCCGTCGATGAGGCGGGGCGACTCGGTCGTTCGCAACTCGCAAGCGGCGAATCGCTCGCGGACGTGAACAAGGCCATGGGCATCGCCAACCAGTTTCCCGGATGGGCCTACGACGTGCTCCGATGGATCTCTAAGTAATGCCGACTCCCACAGCCATCACCCGATCCGCAATCGTCGCGCAGAACTTCGCCGAAGGCGGCCCGCAGCAGGCGGGCACCTACACGGTGACGAAGCGCGTCGAGCTCAACGGCAACGTCGACGTCGAGAACGCGACGCACATGGCGCTTGTCCTAGGCGCGTTCGGGCGGCCGCTGAGTTCCTTGCGCGCCACGATGGTCAAGACCGAGCCGATGGGCATGATGCGCCTGCGCACCGTCAACGCCGTGCCCGTCATCGGCTCGTCGAACACCGTGTTCGACGTGACCGCGCGGTACGACCAGCTCTACACGTGGGCAAAGGCGACCGGGCTCGACACGCTGCTGCTGCCCGTGGAAGTCGACTTCGACGCGACCCCGCGCAGCGTCCTGATGTACCGCAGCCCGTCGTTCTCGACGCAGCCGGCGGCCGACCTCAACACGACCACCGACATCGGCGGCACCAAGGTCGACTACGCCGGAAAGCCGATTCAGGCGCTCATTCCGCAGATGACCGTGCGCGTGTCGCTCGTGTTCGATGCGTCCGCGCAGAACAGCAGCATGACGCTCGTGACCGTCTACGACAGGATCAACAGCCTGTCCGGCAAGTGGAACAGCGCTACGTTCCTGCACTGGTCGGCAAACCAGGTGTACTGCGAGTCGGGAAGCGTCGCGCACATCCGCGACGAGTACTACCGCGCGACGTTTAATCTGCGGTGGGATCTCTGGTACGGCTGCGAACAGCAGCCGAAGACCGACGTCTGGGGAAAGCCTGCCGTTGACAGCAACGGCGCAGCCACCACGGTCACGTGGAAGTCGCTCGTTCGTTCCACGGCCAATCTCGGGCTCATGTTCGACCTGTCGAACAACCCGACCGCGGCCGCGCAGATCGCCAAGGAAGGATCGTTCATTACCTACCCATGATTCAGACGCACTCACAGCGCGTGCAGGCGACGAACACGGCGCAGATGGCCGCGGCGCTGCCGTCCGAGTCGCGCGCGCGAGCGCAGATAGACACGGTGCCGTTCATCTGCGCGCAGATCACGGGGTACACCGCGCTGCCAGCTCCCGAAGTCAACCGCTGGCTGTACACGTGGAAGCAGGCGAACATCGGCAGCACGACGCGCTACATATTCAGCGCTCCCGCCGTCGAGCCGTGGTACCTCGGCGACGCGCTGAACGTCACCGAGGCGGCGAACACCACCACGTTCGTCGGGCCCGGCGTGAACCCCGCGAACATCCCGGCCGGATTTTCGGTGAAACCCGTTGCCATCGGCATGTACGTGCTACTTTTCCCGGGCCGACGCGAAGACGGCTCGCCGATATGGCTCTTCGCAGTCGAAAACGCAATAGATGGAGTCTGCTGATGGCAGAGATATTTCACGGCAGAGTGACGGCGAACGCGAAGACCGGACTGCCGGCAAACGGTACGTGGGTTTCGCTCCCTGCTCTTCCTGCCGGACTTGATCCGATGCGCAGGATCATCATCCGCTCAGGGGGCACCATCGAGTTCGGCTACTGCACGTCGGGAGCGCTCGTGCAGGACGCGGAGGTGTTCTGCACCGGCGGAGCGACCGGAAACCTGTATTTCGCCCGAGACTGCGGCGTCCTCGATTATTCCCGAATCACCGTCCGCTCGACGTCGACCACGACACCGTTCGACGTCGACGTTTTCTCTCATGCCCGCAACGACCAAGCACCAAGGGGGATGTAATGGCCGAAATTTTCCACACACGCACCTCGCTCGCAGCCAGCACCGGAAACTGGGTCGTTCTTCCAGCGCTCGCCTCGGGCGTCGACCCGATGCGCCGAATCTGTCTGCGCGGAGAGGCGCAGTTTGAGGCTGGCCACTGCACCGCCGGTCAGGCGACCCGCAACGCGGGCACCCTGCTGTCATCCGGTTCCGGCATGGGATTCCACCTCGACCTCGGAGTTGTCGATTACAACAAGATCACGGTTCGTTCCGCCGGAAGCGCGACCAATCTCTACATCCTCACCTTCTCGGTCACCGATGACGGGCCAATGGGGTTCTGATGAACTTCGCCGAACTTGCGCAGCTTCTTGCGCCGTTCGTCGCCGTGCTTGGCGCGAGCGCGTGGCTGCATTCCACCATCGGGGATCTAAAGACCACCATCGCCACGCTCACCGAGCGCGTGCGGCACCTTGAGGCCGAGCTCGAGCGCTTGAGGAACCGGAAGCCATGAGCAGCACCGCGAAAGCCTACATCGTGTTCGCCGCGTCCATCATCATCGTGCTCTTTGCCGCACAGGGCTGCGACCTGCGGAAACTGGTGCGCGTCGACGTGCCCGAGCCGATCCTCAACCCGCTCGACCTTGAGGCACCGATCACGCTCGACGAGGCCGACCGCGTGTGGGCGGACTGGACGTATTACGTCGAATCCAACACCGAGCGGTTCCGCCAGGCGCACGACGATGCCGAGCAGCGGTACGCGTTCGTGCATTCGTTCGTTTCGCTCGGCTTGAACGCGGCCGGCGAGGCGGCGTCGGGGTTCCCGTTCGGCGCTCTCGCGTTCGGCGCGCTCACCGGCGGCATCGGCCTGTTTCTGCCGCAGCCGAAGATCGCGCGCAAGGCGGCCAAGGCCGAGCCATGAGCAACCACCGCTGGTGCTGCTGCGAGTCGACGGTCAACGACTGCTGCGACATGCAGTCGTGCAGCAACTTCGTCACGCCCACGCAGATCAACATCCAGTACAGCGGCGTCATCACGCGCACGTACTCGACGGGGCAGAGCGTGGTGCTTGCGGACTACGTGTGGAATATCAACAGCAACAGCGCCTTCGTGCAGCGCGGCAACAGCTGCGCCGGCGACGCTCCGCGCGAGTTTGGATGCCCGACCGCAGTCCTCGACTACACGTACAACGCATACTTTTGGATACCGGAAATCAACCCGCAGACCGACAACGACCCGCTGCCGTGGAACTGCAGTTCCTGCGATGCAGCCATGCAGTGCAACTGGAACCAGCAGCACTGTCTCGACAGGCAGGACACCTACTACGGCACTCCCCGCGTGGTGACGGGCGCGAACGTGCTGTTTCCATCGGGCTGCTGTCAGGGCCGCACGGTCGGCGGCGAGTCGATTCCGGTGCTGCGGCTGCTATGCTGCGAGACGTGCGGGTGCCCGCGCCCGACGATCATGTACACGCCGTCCGTCACGACGTGGTTCACGGCCGCCGACTTCTACGTGATTGACGAGCAGCAGTGCTGCAACAACCCGAGCAATCCGCCGGGCCCGCAGACGGGCGCAGGCACTTGGATCTTCGATGCGTTTCAGATGAGCGGGCAATGCGGGTGCCCCGATGGCGCGACATGGGACGCGCCGCCAGGGCCGTACGTCGATCCCGTGTGCCCGGGCCCGCCGGTCGTTCCGGGCAACGCAGGATTCGGGATTGCCGGCTGCCCCGGCCCCGACTGCAACGGCCTTCCGCAGAACGTGGTGGTAAATGTTTCCGGAGCGACGTACAACTGGCAGTGCGAGATCATCGGGCCGCCGCAGATCATCACGTTCTGCGAGGAGACGGTGACGTACACCGACACCTGTCAGCACGCCTTCACCATCGTGGTCGCATGAACTGCAAGCACCTCCAGCTGCGAATCTGCACCCATCTTGAGGCACCCACGAAGGGCCGCGCCGTTCCGGATCAGGTCTGCGCCCGCTGCCCGCATTACGAAGGCCCAAGCAGGGGGCTCGGCGACACCGTGCACAAGGCGCTCGACGCCGTGGGCGTGCACCGCGTGGTCAAGGCGTGCGGTGGCTGCGCGGCCCGCCGGCAGGCGCTCAACCATGCCGTGCCGTTTGTGAACAAGTCCGGCCTACAGTAAAGGCATGGACATCCGTGCCATCGTGCTTGAGCGCCTGCAGGAACGCGGCCTGTCTCGCTACTGGTTGGCGCAGCAGCTTCACCGTGATGGCGTCGCACCAGGCACCGTGTACCGATGGTTGGCAGGCAAAGGCGACACAACGGCGACCGTCGCAGGGCTTGCACTTGAGGCATTGCGTGTGTCCGTTTCGTCTGACCGCGACGTATGGGGAACCGTCCGAACTGCCGACGGCGTCACGGTTTGCCGCGTCGGAAGCGCCGCGTGGAACACGGGAACTTATCGCGTGGTTCACGGAACTCGGGAGAATGCGGAAAAATCCCGATCTGAAAGGTTGAAGTACTTGACAGGTGGTGGCCGATGACTGCAAAGTACAGTAATCAACGGGCCGTTGTGGTCCGTACCTTGACTACCCCAACCTGTAGTGGTCGCGGCGCGGACCCGCCCACTTAACAGAATACATAGTCCGCGACGAGGCTAGAAGATGCCAAATGAGGGCTATGCAGTGGTGACTGTCTCGAACGAGACGCACGACGAGATCACACGATTGGCAAAGGTGCTTGAGGTGTCACGGTCAAAGGCCGTGCGCCACGCTGTGCGTCTCGCGTTGAAGCGCCAAGAGAAGAAGAGCGCAAAGCCAGTGAAAGAGGTGCGGGCATGATGTGGGTCATCTTCATGCTCGTGTTCGCGCTTTGCACTGGCGGTTTCGATTGGGGGCGCAGCGATGACTGATGACATCGTGGATGAACTCCGCCTTTGGTCGGACTGGCTAGACGACCGCTGCCCTGATGCTGGCAAAGCCCCGATCGAGCTTCTCAGAGCCGCCAAGGAGATCGAGCGGCTGCGGAAGGAGCGCGACGAGGCGCGGCGCGAGGTGTCGTATCTGCGTCCCAGCGTCACCCTTGGGGCGCAGACTGCCGTCGAATACGCGAAGAGTCGCGGTTGGGACTGCTTCAAGGGGGCAACCGATGACAACGCATGACCCCCGCACAACTGAGTACAACCAGCAAGGCGACGTCTGGCAGCACAGCTACGCGTACCACAACCGCCAACTTCCGACGCCGCAGCGCTCGCCGGATCACTTCGACATCTGCGACCGCTTGTGGTACGCCGCTCAGGTCAACGAGGCAGGCGACCGAAAACTCGCACAGTTGCTGCGAGATGCACAGGCGCATATCTCGGCGCTTGAGACCCTGATTGCAACGATGCGGAAGCCCGCAGAGGGGGGCGCATGAACCCGCGAAGACTTCGGAACGTGGCGCGGCAGGATCAGGTTGAGGCGATGCAGCGCAACTGGCTCGAGCAGATGTCGGACGAAAGGCTGTACCGACTGATGGCAGATTGCGTCATGTGGATGGAGTGCAATCACACCCTCGAGGAAAATGGGCCGCCGCTGCTTGTACCTCAGTGGATCGCGCACGCCGCCACGACGTCATTGGTGATCCAGCTGACCGGAGAGGTGCAGCGTCGATTCACGGAGGCAAATGATTCAGATCCACAATGCGGCCAGGAGGCCGAGGAAGGTTTTGGAGATGACCAAGGCTGAAGCCGTGTCCACCATCATGAAGTGCTTGCGAGTGCTGTACAGCGAGGGAGAGACTACCGCCGCACCTGTGTTGACCAAGGCGGCTGCGCCCGCCGCGCCAGGAAGC